TTATTGTACCACCAGAAAAACCTTTAGTTGTTAGTGATAATCAAATGAATAAAGGAAAAGAAATTTATAATATAATTAAAACTAAATTATCTGAAAAAGGAATAGAAAATCCTGATAATGCAGCAGCAGCTATGACAGGAAATATATTTGCAGAAAATGATACATTTAAATTTGATAGACAAGAAGATGCAGATGTAGAATTAAAAGGACATGGATTGTTTCAATTTACAAATGTAACAAAAGATAAAGGTCATAGAACAGAATACTTTAATTATATAAAAGAAAATAATAAAGAAGATAATATTAATTCTCAAATAGACTATGTATTAGATGGTATATTTGAAGGTAAAGGATATGATATTGGAGCTGGTAATAGACAACAATTAATAAAAAGTTTTAATAATGATGATGTTAGAAAAATTACAGAATTATTTATGAGAAAGTATGAAAGACCTGCAAATGACGATTCATTGTCAAAAAGGATTAAATTTGCTAAGAAATTGTTTGTTGACAAGGACTAAGAATATTACTATAATATAGATAAGTAATGCTCATTAGAGGTTACTAAC